TCTATTCCTGAACCTAAGAACCTTAATATAATATATATATATATATATATCTATTGAGAGAGAGTATAGGGGTATAGGAATAGGTGAATAGGGGTATGGGGGTATGCGGGAGTAAAAAGATAGGTTCAAGGTTCAAGCTTATTTACACAGCACTTTTAGTGGTTTAAATTGTTTTTCTATCGAAAGGGATGAGTATGAGTAATGAATGTATGAGTATTGAGTGCGCTGCGGCGAGACTGCCGAAGAGTTATCCGCCTGGTTTAAAAAAAGCCTGCCTGGATTATTATGATTATCTTATAAAGATAAAAGGTGTGGAACAGATGATTTATTTTAATGAAGCAGAGTATATAAATGATGAGTGGGTTCTAATTAAAGGGATTATGTCTCATAAGGATGGCTGTAACTTCTCTAATATTAATATACAACCTTCTCGCGGAGTTGAGATCAGAGTTAGTGAGATTCAATTTGTTATCGATGGACCGTTTAAGTGATAAATATGGTTTCAACTCCAATAGACTTTAAGGGGCCCGCGTTTAAGTACTCAATCCAGGATGAGGATAAGTATTGGATAACTGATTTCTGTGGTGCTATAGACCCAGATGACTGTCTGCGGCGCATCATGGAGGCAAACCCAAGAGTGGATGCTAAACGAATATCTATAACTCCGATGCATCAGGACTGGGCTTCTATTTATAAAGAACTATGTTATAATTAAAATAAGCTATGTTGGTTGGTTACATTACGGGGCGGCACTCTTTATCAGGGTGTCGTTTTTTTTGTTGTTCTATTGTTAAACATTTTGTAAAACATATATATCAACGCGAAGGGACATCAATGGAAATAAAAGCAACAACAATCGAAATAAAAGCAACAACAATCGAAATGGTACCTATCGAGAAGTTGGTAGACCACCCACGCAATAACAATAAGCACAGCGATGAACAGATATCACGGCTTGCAAAGCTGATTCAACATACTGGATTTAGAGACCCGCTTACCGTAAGTAAACGTAGTGGGTTTATCATAGCCGGGCATTGTAGAAAACAAGCAGCATTAAAAACTGGCCTGACTGAGCTACCAGTTTGCTATCAAGATTTTGATTCTGAAGCCGAGGAATACCAATACCTCACAGCAGATAATGAAATAGCCAGGTGGGCTGAGTTAGATCATTCAGACTTATTAGATAACATTAAAGAGTTAGGGCTAGCTGATAGTGATTTAGAATTGTTTGGGTTGCCTGAGTTAAAAGAGTTAAAAGAATTAGACGATGAAAACGAGGATGAAGTACCTACCGATGTTGATACACGATGTAAGAAAGGTGATGTTTGGCTTTTAGGTGAACACCGTTTGATGTGTGGTGATTCTACATCTATTGATGCAGTTGACTTGCTTATGAATGGTGAGAAGGCTGATATGGTTTTTACTGACCCGCCCTATGGAGGAAAAATTATGGGCAAAGCAGTTGGCAAAGAGAGTGGATTTAATAAGGCAATAAATAAGATTGAACGTGACGTTGACTTTATATCTAACTTTGACCCTTGTGCCTTTTTAAATGTTTTGGAGTGTGTAAATCCAAAAAGTTATTACATTTGTACTAATTTGTTTTTACTTGAGGAATATCTTAGGGATGACTCGAAAATATTAGTTTGGGCCAAAGGTCACGGCATGCCAAGCGTAGGCAACTATAATTCTGACTTAGAGTTTATTGTTTACAGCAAAAACGATGGGGCGATTTTCAACAAAGGGCTAAGCGAAGCAAGCTATTCAAGGCTTATACAAATGCCCAAAAAAGACAGGGACTTGCACCCAACAATGAAGCCAATTGCATTAATAGAAAATTGTCTTAAAATTTCATCAAAGGTAAACTCAATGGTCTTAGACTTATTCGGCGGTTCAGGCAGCACACTAATAGCCTGTGAAAAAACAAACAGAAAATGCTTTATGATGGAATTGGATGAGCAGTATTGTGATGTGATATTAACTAGGTGGGAGAAATACACCGGCAAAACAGCAGAGCGTTTAGATGGCCCGACCCCGTAAAGAAGTCGATTGGGAAAAAGCATCAAAACTTGCTATTATCTTTTGCACCGCAGAAGAAATCGCGAATATTTTAGGGATTAGCTTCCATACCTTAGACCGCCGTAGTCTTGAAGAGCATGGCGTTCGTTTTGCTAAGTGGGCTAAGCAGTTCTCAGATCAAGGACGCGCCAGCCTGAGACGCACTCAATATACGAAAGCCATAAACGGAAACGTCCCGTTATTAATCTGGTTAGGCAAGAATGAACTTAACCAAACAGATAAGACAGAGATAGAGGGTAATATTAGGGTTGAGTCTATAACTGATATGCTAGAGAAGTCTGAGACTAGACAACTGTTAGACGTAACGCCTAAAGAAATAGAGGGCGATGAGGATATTAAACTAATGATGCCAGAGCCAGGTGAGGATGAGTGATTTTCACGAGGTATGGCGCCAGCGTCCCGATTTATTCTTTAAAGATGTTCTTGGAGTGGAAACTCTAGAGCCGTATCAGAAGAAAATCTTATTAGAGGTTGCTCAGTATGATAAGGTCGCTATTAGAGCGGCTCACTCCCTTGGAAAGACCTGGAGCTTTGCCCGTATAGCATTATGGTTTTTTAGTTGTTACAGAAACTCTTTAGTAATTACAACAGCACCAACATTCAAACAGGTTGATAGTTTATTATGGGGCGAGCTACGAGATGCTTATAAAAACTCTAAGATGGCTATCGGCGGAAAATTACTTAGAACTAAATTAGAGAAATCAGATAAGTGGTTCTGCTTAGGATTATCCCCGCAGCGGAGTGCTGGCACGAGTGAAGAGCAACAGGGTTCTAGTTTCCAGGGTTATCACTCGGACCACATTATGGTCATCTTTGATGAGGCCACGGGTATTGATCCTGACGTATGGAAAATGGCTCAGGGGTTATTAACCTCTGGAAAGACTGTTAAGTTCGTAGCCATAGCCAACCCCACAACCAGAGCGTGTGAATTCTATAAGTGTTTCTCTAAAGCGGGCTGGCGTAAGCTAAGTCTTAGTTGCTTCGACTCCCCTAACTTAATAGAAAATAATCTAAGATCAAAAGATGATTTAGAGCTAGAGATAGAACGGCTCTGTTTACTTAGTGAGGATGATCGCCTAGAGCAGATCGCTAACTATAAAAAACCAGCACCGCATCTAGTAACAGCCCAGTTCGTGGTGGATTTTGTTATGGAGTGGGGGATGGACCACCCGTTAACTGTATCTAAAGCTTTCGGTGAGTTTCCAGAGAATGATGAGAGCGTATTAATTAAGCTAAACTATGTTAACGAGGCTATAAAGCGAGACTGTTCTTTTGAAGAGAATGAGTTAAGATGTATTGGTGTTGATGTAGCTCGGTATGGTTCTGATAAGTCAGTGATTACGGAGATCATCGGTGTTAAACAGACTGATCTGGTGGCGATTGCTAAGCGTAGCACGACTGAAGTTACAGGACATATAATTCGTATGATTAATGGTGAGAACTCTGGACATAGGACCGTGGTCCTTGTAGATGCTACCGGAATCGGCGCGGGTGTTATGGATAACTTAGTCGAGCAACAGCAGTCGGGTACTATCCCGAAAGAAGTTGATATTCTAGAGATACACTTCGGGGCGAGTCCAGTTAATCCTGAAGAAACTGATAAAGAGGTTATAGAACAAGACAAGGCGCGGTATTCAAACCTTAAGGCCAAGATGTTCCAATTATTAAGCAATGATTTAAGAGATTGCCTAGATATCTTTGATGATTCAAACTTTCTTAAAGAATTACCGACAATTAAGAGTAGTCCTGACTCTAGGGGTCGTTTAAAAATAGAGTCGAAGGATGATTATAAGAAGCGAACTGGCAGATCATCGCCAGATTTTTCAGACTCATTGGCCTTGTGCAATTTGGGTCGGTATGTCAACATTAACTTTGGTAGCTTTAAAAATTTACAAAACAAGTCGATACAGCCTATAGTGAGACAGCCTGATCGTCGTGTTGGCGAGCGTAAAAGTAGGATTAAGATTTCAAGCTATTAACATTTCTAATTGGGGAATATAATTTTGAGCGAAACTGAACTTAAAAAACACGATAAGCCTTTAGGTGCGTCCGGCACTGATGTAGTTTCTAAAATCCATAATGCTGATGACCACATTGAAAGCCTTCAGGGTTATCAAGCGGCTGAGTATTATGATCGGATGCGTCGCTCGGATACGCAAGTTAAAAAAGTTCTAGCCGCAATTAATAATCCAATACGTTCTGCGGAGTGGGATATTCAGGCCGCCAGCGATGATGAAGCGGATTTAAAAGCTGCAGCAATCATAGAGCAAGTTTTATTTAAAGATATTAAGTGGTCAAAGTTTATTAACGAAGCCCTAACTTGTGTAGCTCATGGTTATTCAATGTTTGAGGTGGTTCACGCGAATAAAGAAAACAAAGACCTCGGCACCTACACCGGCCTGGCGCAATTAGGATTTAGAAGACAGAGTACAATTACTGAGTGGTTTCATAATAGCGTGACAGGTGATCTGGAAAAAGTAAAGCAAGAATCAACAAGCGATATAGAAGTCAATACCTTCATCCCGAAAGAATTTTTATTATTGTTCTTCTCGGAGCAAGAGGGCGATAATATTGGGTTTCCATTATTAAGGGTTCTATACGGACCGTATAAAAGAAAGTTAATCGCTACAGAGTTACAGTATATAGGTATCGAGCGATTTGCCATTCCGACTCCAATATTAAAAGTCCCGAAGAATATAAACCAAAGCAACCAGGAATACATCGCGGCCGTTGATGTGTTAAAAAACTTCACCAGTGCAGAGGATAGTTATATTACTTATCCTGACGGGTGGGAGTTAGAACTACATAATAATATTTTCGACCCAGAGAAATTAAAATCAGTTATTAAGGCAGAAGACGAGGCCATGAGTGGCGCCATCCTAGCGGCTTTCCTGGAGTTGGGTACTGGCGGCAACGGTGGAGCTTTTGCTCTCGGTACTGATATGAGTGATTTCTTTTTGGCTGGTATCGAGTACTACGCGAATTTAATTCTAGACACTATTAATAACGAACTTATCCCGAGCTTAATATCTCTAAACTATGGAGAGACGCTATCTGTAATGCCAAAACTTTCTTATTCTGGCATCTCTGATAAGGCTGGAAAAGAATTAATGGAAATCGTAACAGGTTATAGCGGAGCTGGAGTTATTGGCATCGACGAGCCTCTAGAGGATCACGTTAGAAAAGTTCATAACTTACCCCCGAAAGCAGAGGGTAAGATGATTGAAAATGGTGAGGGCGAAGACCAGGTTGAAACTGAAGAAACTGAAGAAACTAAAGAAACTGAAGAAACTAAAGAAGAGGTTACCCTTAAACTCTCCGAAGTCGTGGGACACACCCATAAGTTTGAAGGTGTCCTGCTTGGCCCTGCAATAGTTAGAGGTCAGAAACACTTTCACCAACTCCTAGATGGTGACGGGAATGTTTCAGGTCAAACAAAAACTGAGCAGGACACTAAGGGGCATAAACACTCTGTCGATGATAAGTTAACAGGCGCGCCGATAGAAACTAAATTAAAAGCAGAAGAGAAAAATAGTCCTAAAGATCTTATAGAAAAATCAGAGAATAGAATAGCAAACATACTTAGATTTAACTTAGAAGACATTGCAGAGAAATATATAGCGGATATTTTAAAGAATTATAAAAAGTTACCAGACAATAGCAAGCTTAATGCTATTAAAGATGTAAAGCTCGGCGGAGTTTCTAAGTTTAAAAAAGAATTAAGGTCTGCGTTTACTAACGTAGCCAATAAAGCTGATCAGCAAGTACGTGCTGAAGTCCCTGAGAAATCTGATGTTAAATTAAAAGCCGACATAGAGGCTATAAAGCTAGAGTTTAAAGAATATGATAACTTTAAGTTTAACGACTTCTCTAGACTCCCTAAAAGAATACAGATATTAATAGCTAACCAGTCGGCTCTATTATCAGACAAAGAGTCACAGTCTATAGCTGACACAATCGCTTTCCAGTTTAATTCTAGCGAGTCCTCGACTAACGACATAGATGTTTTAAAGCGAGATCTAGAAGACGCTGCTGATAAGGCAATCCAGGGCGGAGGTCGAGATTTAGCTGCGGCTAATGCTGCCAGCTCCATGGTTAATGAGACTAGAAATACCTTCTTGTTAAGCGAAGACGTTGCAGAGGCTATATATAGCTACACTTTTATTAATTTTGATCCGAAGACTGATATATGTACATCATTAGCTGGGACAACTTACGCAACCAACGACCCAGATATAGCTCGCTACCAGCCGCCGCTTCATCATAACTGCAAGAGCTATATTCGTGCGAACTTAAAAACTAGTGCAAGCCAGCCAGACGTAACTGGACTACCAGCTATAAGTGACTCAGCTAAGAAATCAATAACACTCAGTGAGGGAAAATAAATATGTCGCTCTTAAAAGACTTATTACTTAATAAGAAAATATTCGAGGCCAAAGAAGAAATAGATGAGTTTCTAGAGGCCAATGACGTAGAGCCGGGCTCACTGGTTAACAAGATTCAGTTTGATAAAGAATTATACGCAGACAATAAGCAGGTTAACGACTTCTTAGATGCTCACTATCTTAACGATATGAGTATAGATGATGAGGATAAGGTTTACTCAGTAGTTTTATTTGATGAGACCGCTTTTATAGATAGTACTATTAGGTCAATACCATTAAGGGATGGAGTTACAGTGGTGATTGGCATTCTTCGCCCAATGACGCCAGACAATCCCTTGCTATTCTCTGATAAGGGTAAAAATATTAAACTTAGTGCGGATCACCCGTATATTATTGAAGTAGCAAGTGTGGTTAGCGGTTTCCACGCCTCTTATGGCAAGGTGGAAATTACTAAGCAGGATTTAATTAGTTTTAAAAATAATTTTGATAGCGGCGTTGTCGGTGTTGATTTAAGTATTGATTTTGACCACGAAACTCGCGAGGCAGCGGGGTGGATAAAAGAAGTATTTTTATCGGACGATGGCACTGTGTTAATGGCTGGAGTTAGATGGACACCTAAGGGTGCGCTTAGTTTAAGCGACCGAGAATTTAGGTATTTTTCCCCAGAGTTTAATCGAAATTGGGTACATCCTCATACTGGAAAAGTACATGGACCAACACTACTTGGTGGTGCGCTGGTTAATCGTCCTTTCCTAAAGATGGATGCAATCGTAACAATGAAAGACAAACAAGGAGACACGAAAGTGGATACAATTACTCTTAGCGATCATAACGCTAAAGTTTCTGGTCTTGAAAAAGAAATCAGCGACTTTAAGTTAAGTGAGCAAACAGTTAAGAACACTCTTCTGGGTGTTAAGGCTGAAAACGAAAAATTATCTGAAGAGATCAACACACTAAAGACTGATGCTGATAAAGCAAAGCGTGATGCTGAAATTAATCTTTTGTTCACAGAGCAAAAAATTAACCAAGCACAAAAAGACGCAATGCTTGACGGTAAGTCAATGGTTGAGATTCTTCAGCTTGGCGAAAAAATGAATGTAACTCCTGCTGGAACAGATAAGACTAACGAGACTGTTACTCTTAGCGACGCTGAAGCGAAGTTATGTAAACAACTTGATATGACTCCAGAGGAGTTTATTAAGTACAATGAGGAGGCGTAATTATGGCTGCTTTAGCTGATGCGATTGAGGTCGCTGAAAAAGATGGCGTTATACACGCTGCACCCGTTGCCGTAGATATTATCTACAGAGGCGCGTTGGTGGTTTATGGAACGGCTGGATTTTTAGAGCCCGCTGCTACTGGCGCTGGTGTTATCTTTGCTGGTATCGCTGAAGAAACTGTTGATAATAGCGCAGGTTCTGCTGGTGATTTAGTATGTAGATATAAAAAAGAAGGAATCTATTTATTAACTGGTGCTGGTTTAGCTCAGTCTGATGTTGGTGAGCAAGTTTACGCAAGTGACGACCAAACTATTACTAAGACTTCTACAAACAACGCAGCTGTTGGTAAAATAGTTGAGTATGTTTCAGCAACACAGGTCTGGGTTAAACTAGATCGCAACCCTGCTGCTGCAGCGTAACTGGAGGTTTAAAATGGGAATAGTTTCAAATGCATTACTATTAGAAAAAGGTCTGCGTGCTGACTTTATGAAGTCTTTTAACAACGGCGAAAATCCTGCTGATGTTATGGGAATGGTTATGGAGACAAAGTCTTCAAGCGCTTCAGAGAAGTACGGATGGCTTGGTGAAGTTGCTCAGTTAACAGAGTGGAAAGACGAGAGAGTATTACGTGGACTATCAGACTACGACTATACGCTTGAGAACAAAAGCTATGAGAGCACTTTAAAAGTAAACAAAGACGCAATGGATGATGACGAACTTGGAGCTGTAAAGCTTAGGGTTCGTGATCTTGCTGGTCGCGCCAGAACTCACGTTAGAAAATTATTTTTCGACGCATTAGTTGCTGGTACTGCTGAGCTTGGTTACGATGGTGTTCCATTCTTCTCTAACTCACATATGGAGTCAGGCGCAGCTCAGGATAACCTTTTAGGTTATACCATGGCTGGTACAGCGGTTACTGCTGCTGAGTTTGCTGAAGCTTTTAAAGCTGCTCGCACATCTATTAGAGGTTACAACGATGATCAGGGTGAGCCAAAGAATGAAGGCGAACTTAAGTTGAAAGTTGTTTGCGGACCTAACTTAGAAGGTGTTATTGACGAGGTTTTAACAGCTTCTATGTTAAATAGCACTACTAACACCTTAAAGGGTGCTGCTAAGAAATTAGTTAGCTCACGATTAAGTGGTAACGACTTCTACATTCTTGATGAAAGTGGCGACATTAAGCCAATGATTAAGCAAGAACGTCAGCCGATTAAATTCGAGTCTCAAGAAAAGGGCGAACGCGCTTTCATGAGAAAAGAATTACTTTTCGGAGTCGATTACAGAGTAGGGTTTGGTTACGGTCTTTGGAGCAAAGCTGTAAAACAAGTTCAATCATAATTAACTGGTGGGGCGCCTTAACCGCCCTGCCTTTTTTCTGGAGACTTTAAAATGAAAGTAAAAATAAGATTAAACCAAAAGATGTTAGTTAAAATTAAAGCAAAGCCGAAGTCTATGTATCTTGGTAGTGCTTTAATTACTAAAGATTTTGAAGAGCATGATATAGACGATAAGCTTTTAATGTCTGAGCAATGTAAGCACTGGATGGAAATTCAAGCCTCAGCTCCGAAGGCAGATAAGAAAAAAATAGTTGAAGAAGCACCGAAGAAAAGATTTAAGAAAAAAAAGGACGACTAATTGGGCGTAGCTGATGATTATAAAAGGTTTAGGACTAACTCTGATGATGTTGTAATAACATATATCGAGGAAAGACCGACTGCTATTTTAACTGATAGTACATCAGCAGCAGGTGTAACTTATGTTGGTTATGCAACCACGAGCTCAATTACTTCTGAGTCTGCTTGGCGAATAATGAAGCTCACTGTCTCTACCGGGAATGTTATAATAACATGGGCTGATGGGGATTATGAGTTCAATAATATCTGGGATAACAGAACAGGGCTGGTTTACTCATGAGTGATTTTAAGATAGTAAAGCTTTTAGACGCCATCAATATCAACGTTGACAACGACGGCATACTTCATAACTTAACTGCGGCGACTGACCCAGGGGTTAGTGACGACGGCATTGCGGGCTACAGTGTTGGCTCGCATTGGATAAATACGGCAACGGGTTCTGTATTTATTTGTACAGACGCAACAAACGGCGCTGCTGTTTGGAGTTCTACTGCTGGTCCGGGCTCTGACACTTCTGCCATTCACGACGATGTGGCCGGAGAGATTGATGCGGTCTCAGCAAAGGCTACGCCGGTGGCTGGCGACAAGATACTTATTGAGGACTCTGCAGATAGTAACAACAAAAAGAAAATAACTGCGGGCAGTATTGACCACGATGCTCTGACAAACTTTGTAGCTAACGAGCATCTTGATTGGACACAAGCCAGTGTCGGCACTGTCCACGCGACTAATTATGTTGATAACGACACGACCGATCACACGGCACTAAGTAACATAGGCACTAACACTCATGCTCAGATAGACACGCATGTTGGCAGTAGTGCTAATCCACACTCTGTAGATATTGACGATGTAACTCCTACGACTACAAAGGGCGACATCATAGTAGAAGATGGTTCCAATGCAGTAAGCGTAGGTGTGGGCACAGATGGCCAAGTATTAACAGCTAACTCTGCAATCACAGAAGGCGTTGAGTGGGCTGCTGCAACGGGAATTTCGTCACCACTAACTACTAAGGGTGATGTTTATACATACGACACCGCAGATGTTAGGCTAGGCATTGGGGCTGACGGCACAGTACTAACTGCTAACAGCGCAACAGGTACAGGTCTTGAGTGGTCTGTCCCTACGGGCGGCGGAGGAGTGCAACTAGAATGGAAATTTGATACAAATACTTCTTCTGGCGATCCTGGGAGTAAGAAATTTAGATGGAACAACTCAACTCCCGCGAGTGTTACTGAGGTTTATGTAAATGACACAACGGAGTCGAACGCTGACGCAAGCGCTATACTGAATACGCTCCAGCCGGGCCACAAAATATATAACCAACAACTTGACGACGCCACGAAGAACGGACTTTTTACGGTAGTGAGTGTCACCGACGAGACGGGTTGGTTTACGATTGTAGTCACTGCAGATAGTTCTGGGACTCTTCTTGGCAACAATAAGAAGTGCGGTTGGCTCTTGTTTTCATCCGCCGCCGCTCCAACATACGAAGTTAAAGTCTCGGCTAACGACACGACCGCTGGTTACTTAGAGGACAAGATAGCTAGTGCTGACAGTAAACTTAGTATAACTACCCTGAATGATGGTGGTGACGAGGATGTGCAGTTAGCGGTTAACGAGGGTTATATAGATCACGACGCATTAACGAACACACACAACTTAACAACCAGCATAAACCACAACACAATCACGAACAATCACGATTTAACCACTGACATTGATCACAATACAATTACAAATAATCACAACCTAACGACAGATATTGATCACGACCAACTAACAAACTACGCGGCTAACGAGCACTTCACAGAAGCGAGTATTGATCACGGGGCAATCGCAGGCTTGGGTGATGATGACCACGGTCAATATATTTTAGTCGCTGGAACGCGGGACTTTACTGGATCTCAAAATGTTCAAGACTTACTTCCGGTTACTACTGAAACTTATGATCTAGGCTCAGAGACTTTTAGATTTAAAGATGTGTTCGGACAGAAGGCAAAATTTATAAACAGTTATGTTTCTGCCGGTTCGCCAACAGTAACAAGAAACGAAACCATGAATGCGAACGCTTCTTATGTTTTGGAGTATGAATCTAGCACCACATCTACCGGCACTGCTGTTTATGACGTAACAACGGGCGCATCAACAAAGACTTTTGTTTCTGTTGATAATGCGGCAAATGGAATAACATCCACGGCCACGGTTGATAACACTGGTGCTGGTAGTTTCACTGCTGGCCATATAACAATGAGCAACACGAGTGCTAATGCTACAGCGGGTTTATATAACACGGGAACAAGCTCCACAATATTAGGGGGGGCGGGCAACACAGGTTCATCAGCTACAACGGACGCTAGGATAGAGTCTAGTGCCGTGGGATCATTTGCATCGGGCTATAGCGAGGTTCGTTTCGGAAGTGCCGCATCAACCACTCTTTTAGCGGCCTCAGGTACGGGTTCTGCGGCTATTGGTTATCCTGTTACTCTTGCTGGCGGCGCCGCTATTGTGCAGGCGACAGTTGATGGCGCTTTCGCCCAAGGTCAGGCGACAGTTATCGGGGGCGGCTCTGCTGGTACGATACAGTCAACCGGGGCTGGAGCCTCTGCAATGGGGTATGTTTCCAAGGGAGTTCTAGAGGCTACAAGCTTCGGAGCCTCTGCGTTTGGCGCATGTCTTGGCTCGGCTAATACGGCAAAAATCTCCGCAGACGCCCGTGGCGCGTTTGCCTCGGGCTGTGTTCAGTCCTCCACTGGCGACATCGTCGCAACGGGGCTTGGGTCTCTTGCCATGGGTTATACGACAACCTCCTCTAATATTTCAGCTTCAGCGAGCGGGGCTTTTGCTTTCGGTTGGTCTGTTTCGGGCGCCATTACAGCTAGTGCGAACAATTGCGCGCAGTGGTTCGCTGGAACAAATAATGCTACCAATACTTTACAGGTCGGCGTCGCCGGAACAGGTATTCTTTTATACACGACCGGCCAGATAGACATTCCTGGTATATTAAATCACGACGGTACAACTCTTGGGTTTTACAGTGTTGCCCCTGTGGCTAGGCCAGCGGCCTACACTCAAACTTATGCAACAGCCACAAGAACACATGCGGCGGCGACAAGCGCCACGCTGACGGACTCAAGCGGCGGCACAGCCAACACTACTGTCGCGGCGGTGAGTGGGAGTGGAGACGATGCGACAATTAATGACAACTTCGCGGATCTTGTTGCACAGGTTAATGCGTTAAGAGTAGATTTATTAAATGCGAAACAGGTTCTTAATCAGGTTATCGATGACGACCAACTACAAGGGCTTAAGCAATAGGAGACATTATGGCGAAGGTAAATGCCGGGAACAAAGAGGTAACAAGCATTATAAAGTTAGATGCGCCAGTTAATGTCGGCGGCGAGATAACTTACTATGCAAAACTAATAAAGCTATACAAAACACTTCTCGACACTGATACAGAAGAGTTGTCGGACGAGTACGAGGTCGGGAAAGATAGAATAGTTTACACCCAATACCAAGGAATGAGTGAGGCGGGCGTGCTAGATATTCTTAACCAGGAAAGAGAAGGCCTCATGGATAATTATACTAAGGAATTAACTATACTAAACTTAATGATAGACATAGTGGAGAATGACTAATGGCAAACTTAAAAGACAACCGCAATATTATAGTAGCTGCTCTGGATGATATAGATTCTAAATCTAACATCTGGAAAAAGAAAGACACCTACGACTTTTTACAGAAAGATTTTAGACCTCGCAAGAAAGCGATTGATGTTTTGATCGAAGCTGCAATCCCTGTTGATGCCTCTGACGTTAGTGGTGAAGTTAAGGACAGTAATGGCAGAACGATAGCTATGGTTGTAGACGGCGTGATTGTATTACTATAAACTAACTAGATCATTGTATTAGAGAATATAATGACGAAAAAAATAAGGGACAGTAATTATGGCATATTCAACAGTAGACACAGTGGGATCATTATTCAGAGATATAAATTTCGATACTGATACTGCAGTTACGATAACAGAAGTTGAGGACATGATTGCTGAAGTTGATGCAGAAATAGATGCTAAACTCTCTGATCATTACAACGTGCCAGTAACCGGGGTTGAGAGTCTTAAGATATTGGGAAAAATATCCCGTCTTAAAGTGGCTCACTTAATTAAAACTATTTTAGAGTCAACTAATGAGGCCAGCGATAGAGTTCAAGATTTTCAAACTAACTTAGAGAAGAAAGCCGACGCTCTTCTTAACGATATTATTCCTGAGTGGGATAGTAAGTGCTGCGAGTGGGTGGACCCGATAATCCAGCTCCCAGATGCAGACCGAGTAGAGAAAAGCCCTAAGACTGGAAATTTATTTCAGAGTAATAGTCAGGCTGCGGAAATCAAACGCGGCGGGAACAACTGGTAATGGCTGAGCCTATAATAAGTTTTATTGCAGAGAATGATGACCAGTTTAAAGCTAGTATAAAGCGGTTAGAAACTCAGGTTTCTGATATGCGTATTCCGTTCGGGCTTATAGGTAACGATTGGTATAAATCAAATAAGATTATTTTCGGGCTCAAATCAAAGGGTCTCTATACAGACTTCGGTGGCTTTAAACCTAACGATATTATAGGTAGAAAAACCAGAAGACAGATTGCTAAGGAGAGAAAGCAGAGCGAAGTTGGTTTTGTTTACCCACTACTTAAGCGAAGCGGCGCTCTAGCAAACTCACTAACCAATAAGAATGACTCATTAACTGAGTACTATGTTGGTCGAAAGACCTTGGTTATGGGTACTAATGTAAGTTACGCCAAATACCATCAGTCAGATAAACCGAGGTCAATCTTGCCACAGCGTAAGTCAGATAAACCGAGGTCAATCTTGCCACAGCGTAAGGTTGTTTTTATTAGCGGTGGCCCTAACGAGCCAGCGAGAGACTCCGCGATAACCGGACGCCTAGAGCGTTGGCTAGATATAATGAACGATTATCTTTCACGGGTTATAGGGGCGCCACAATGAAATACGATATAGAATTATTCCTAAGTGATATAGAGGCTATAATTAAGTCTAAGTTAAATGATAAGATAACAGCAGTTAATCTAGAGAAGGGCGACTCGTTAATAAGTTCTATTAATGACAAGGCTTGGTACTTCTCTCAACTCCCTAGTAACTGGAGCTATAAGCAGTTCATAGTTTGGGGCTTACAGAATATAGAACTAAACGCTCAGCAGAACGATGCCCATATACAGACCGTTAGTGTTTTTTTTGAGGTAGTGATACCAGATGGGAATGAAGCCAAAGCTGAGGCTCAAATTTATAAATTATTAAGATATACTCGCTGCCTACAGGAGGTTGTCACAGAAAATTTCGATTCGATTCGACATTACGGCAAGCTCCAAGTTGAAAGTCTACCGCCGACATTAATCTCGGTAGGGGATAAGAGTTTAAAATCATCAGGTGTTAATATTTCTGCCTCATTTGATATCTGATAAACCGAAGGGATAACAGTAATGTTATTTGAAAAAGAAGAGAAAAAGGAAGTGGAAAAAAAGTCTTATTCTAAATTCGCGACTGTAACTCCTCTAAGAAATTTTCGTATCGTACAGAACGATGTGGATATAACTCTTATAGAGGGTGAAGTAATTAAGATAGATAAGGCTTTTATTCCTAATTTAAAGGCCGAGAAGGTCATAAAATAAGGGGAATATTATGGCACTTAGTGCAAACCGTATTGCATACGGTATTCATTCAATGGCTCCGTACAGAAGAAGTGATGGACTCCCATACGGTATCTTAAAAGTTATCGGTGGTGGTACATTATCATTCAGTGCAGAGTTTGAAGATCTATTCGGCGGCTCAAACAAATACGCTTGGGCTTCTGAAGCAAAAACTATCTCATCAGAGTTTACGTCTACAGTAAAATCTATGCCCGACTTCTTGTTCGAGCTCTATTTAGCTGGTGACGTTACTACGATTGCGGCCTCGGCTACTGGTTCTATCGTGGATGCTTTGGAGAATGTTCTTGGAACATCTGCTTTCGATGCCAGTACTGGTATCGCTAGTGTGACTGTTAAATCCGGGTCTGAAGCTGATCTTAAGGACGCGAAATACGTTGTTAAGGCGGCTTCTGCGACGACTGTTGATGTGTATATGTTAACAGATGTTGCTGCTGATAAAGGTACTGATGTTATTTATGAGGACGATTTACTTAAAATCACGGCCTCACCATTAACTATTACAGCATCTACGGCAGTTGAAATCCCTGACACTGGTTTAGAGTTAACTGGTGGTTCTGGAACTATCGGAATGATTGCTGACGATACCGCTGACTTTAGAGTTGCTGCTGCGCACGGTGGTGTTTCTGAAATAGTTATCGGTAAGTCACAGTCTAGCTTTCCTGAGCATGGTATTATTGCTATGGGTGGAAAGCGTGCTGATGGTTCACTTTTCGAGATTGATATCTTTAAAGCAGTTGGCGGTGGGTTTCCACTCGCGCTTGAAGAGACTACTTTCTCAATCCCTGAGCTAACTATCAAGTTGCTCTATGATGATGTTAAGAATGCAGTTGCGAAAATCGTAGCTACAGCAGGTTAATTAATTACTTGCCGTCCTTTTTCATGTGCTCCTTGCGGGGCTCATAGTTAAGGGCGGCACTTACCACCCAGTCTGAGATATTTCCTTCACAATACAGACCAGCCCTAAGTTTAATTTTATTATACTCAGCCTCAGTAACTCTCGCTGCTGCGAAGTATTTTCTATTTTCTTTTCTCTTCTTAAGCCGCATTGTCCCACTACTTGTTAAACGAATTGTTTAACATATATTATGTTGTGAATTAATAAATATCAATTAAAATATAGATAGGAGCTAATTATATGGCAATTTCTTACAAAGACTTAAATCCTACAGAGGCAAGTTTTATACTAAATAAAACTGAGTATTTTCTGCGCCCCTTTGATTTAGTGGCCAGGGTTTGGGCTTCTGACTACTTCGCTACCAAGGAAAACCAAGAGGGCTTGTATGCCCTTAGCGAGCTGGTTCAGGATCTTTCAAGCTTCGAGGCCGTCTATCGTTGTACCTGGCATCTACTGAAGAGAAAAAGAGACTTCGGGACTTACGAGGACTTTATTAAAGCCATTGAACTTGGTGATGATACCAACGATCAGGTTAATGTTACGGCTCAGATATATAATGCTTTCGTAAAAACCCTAGGGGTTAGCGAGCCTCAGATGGAAAAATACCGTGAGGACATAGATCTAAAAAAGCAATCAGCGGGGGCAAACTAGAGCAAGAGTCATGCTACGCTGAGTTTTATGATTTATTTGCATCTCGCTACGGTTATAAATTAAAAGATTTTTATGCACTAACATTAAGACAGATATTTGAAATCAGGAATGTTATTGAAGAGAAAAAACAGGATGAGTTTAGATTACAAGCTGGTTTACATGGCAAAGAAGTTCAGGGGATGCCAGCGAAGTTAAAAATCTCTAAAGAAACCAGGGATGAGTATAATAAAGAGGCTTTAAACCTTCACGAGAAAATGAAGAAAAGGTACCAGGATGGCAAAAGATCAAGAACTACTGATTAAGATTAACGGCTCTGCTAAGCATTTCATCGACGAGATGGATAAGGTTAATAGAAAAACCAAGGATCTACAGGCAGGTCTTAGTCGAGTGGCTAAAGTATCAGCACTTGCTTTCACAGCCCTAGCTGGAGCGATGGCTCTGGCGGTTAATGAGTTCTCAAAGTTTGAGAAAACATTCACCAACGTACAAACACTATTAGATAAAAGTAGTTTCTCGGCCAAGAGTTTAGCTGAAGGAGTTAATGAACTTAAAAAAGGTGTTCTAGATCTAGGCGCAGCTTCTGGGGAAAGTCTCCAGGATTTAAACCAAGGTTTATTTGATATTATCTCGGCCACGGGTGATGCTGAGAACGCTATGGGAGTGCTCCAGGCGGCTACGAACCTAGCTATCGCTGGTGGTACGAACGTGGCGGTGGCCGTAGATGGTCTGACTACATCTATAAAAGCCTTCGGTCTAGAAACATCAGATGCTCAGTCTATTGCTGAGAAGTTTTTTCAGGCTCAGAAGGGCGGTAAAACCACCGTTGAGGAGTTAGCCAGCTCCATTGGTTTAGTCGCATCAACAGCCGCCGCTTACAGTGTATCTCTAGACGAGGTATTGGCCGCATCAAGTGCTGCGACTCTTGCGGGCCAAACTACAAAAGCAACGATGACGGGTTTAAAGCAAGTTTTCGTTAGTATATCGAAGCCAACCAAAGAGGCTGCGGATGAGGCGAAGAGACTCGGCATAGAGTTTAGCTCAGCAGCTCTAAGATCTAAGGGACTCGAAGAGTTCTTGGGTGATCTAACTACGGCGAATGGTTTTACGAAAGAATCTATAGAAAAGTTATTTGGCTCTGTTGAGGCTCAGGGTTTAGTCTTTGCCCTAGCTGGTGAACAGTCAGCAGATTTTACGAAACAAATTAAACTCCTGGCCGACGAGCAGGCCGCTGCTGCAACATTCGCTGATGCCCTAGCAGTTAAGCAAGCGACAACAGAGAGAGCCACAGCGCGGATGGGCGTAGCCATGCAGTCGGCTGCTGTTATCTTTGGGGAGGCGTTCGCTCCAGCAGTTAATGCTATAGCAGACGCGCTGACTACATTAGCTAGAAAGTTTGCTAGTCTAGATAAGGATACCGTAGCTGCATTAGCCAAGCTAGTAAGTTTCTTCGCAGCCATCGCTGGGGGGACAACAATACTGGCCGTACTTGGCATTGGGATACTTAAGTTTCAGGGTTTATTAGCAGCTCTAAGGGTAGCATTTTCTGCGACCAGAGTATCTGCTGCTGCCATGTGGGGGGCTGTAACTCTAGGGCTAACCGCCGTTATTACCTTCATGCCCGAGCTTATTGGTTTGTTTAATAAACTAATTGGAAAGCTTGAGGATATAGAAGACGTAAACTCATTTGATGAATTAGATAAGCAGATAGAGTTGGTTACCAGTAAGTTAAAAGCCGCCCAGCAACAGGCGGAGTTATTCGACCCATTTAATATTGCGAAAAATAGTGCTGACGAGCTCCAGGAAAAACTAGATGCTCTACTCGCGAAAAGACAAGCCCTTGAAGAAGCAGAAAAGAAAATAGCTGAAGAAAAAGCCGCCAGAGAACAAGCAGAGAAAGACAGAAAAGCCGAAGAAGCTGCCAAGGCTGAAGAGGATAAAACTAAGAAAATTGATGCTGCCAAAACAGATGCTGAACTTCTAGAAGAAATAGAGAAAGAAAAGGCTGCAAATGAGGAGCAGGGACGAAAACAATACCTTCAGGATGAGAAAAAACATGGCAAGGGGCTTGCTGAGCTAAACCAAGCTCTATCCTCAGACACTGTAAATCTAGCTAAAGAAGAGTCTGGAAAGCTCGTTGCCCTAACACAGTCGAAGAATAAACAAGTTCAGGATATAGGGAAAGCC